CAGCACGCGTCCACGGACTGCGCCTGTTCGGGGAGGAGCGCATGCTGCATCTGCGCAACGAGATCGTTGGTGCAGACGACCTGCTGGATGCGTGTAAGCGTGGCGCAATGGCAGTGCTTGATACGAGCGGCTACTACGATGACCCACGCGACAAGCGACGAACGCTAGTGAACATGGAGGAGTGCGCACTTGCCTACATCAACAGGTGGCGGTTCGATCAGCATGTGTGGATGCGCGACCCGAACGACCCCACTGCGGATGTGGGTATCGAATGGCCGTTCGATATGGTGGTTACCATTGGTGATCGAGTGTTCCGACACACAGGACGCATCGACGGAATCCACTGGCGAAGCGGCAAGCTCGTGCTGCACGACAACAAGACCGCATCACGATTGAATGAGGCGTGGGAGATGAGCTTCGAGACTAGCTCCCAGGTTACCGCATATTGTGTAGCGGCGTCTCTATACACACAACAGGAGGTAAACAGCGCAGAGATACACGGGCTTGCGATCCCTATGCCTAAGAGCTATGAGTATGGTGGCATCGTTGTTGCGCAGACATCGCGGCAGGACCACCACTTCGCTCGGTGGCTCAAGTGGCTCGACTACACTATCGAGTTGTGTGAGCGATACAAGGACAACCCTTACGACGCTCCTATGTTCACACACTCATGCAACCGTTACTTCCGGCCATGCAGCATGATCCCGTTCTGTGCCTCGGATCGCGAGGAACAAGAGCGCATCATCGGTGAGATGGTCGTGGATGAATGGTCGCCGCTAGACGTGGGTAAAGAGCTAGAAGGTTAACACGTGTTACAGGAGACGACGATGCCACTAGACAAGGCTACGATCACTGAGCAGATCGCGACGCTGAGCAGTGAGAACACACGCACGATACTCACGACGCTCATGAATGAGATCGACCGTCAGCGCCTCGCCATCGCACTGCTGGAGTTCCGCGTCTCTGAGTGTGAGGAGGAGTGCGGTATCGGACCCATCGAGGAACCCGATACTGATTACGACGGACCAGAGGACACCATCGATGAACCAGCGGAGAAGGATACCCCGTAGTGCTGCTCGGTGGTGTGCCCCTACGCAATGCGGGTGTCGAGGACGCACGCATATCGATGATGCTGTGGGGTGATGCAGGCTGCGGCAAGACTACGCTAGCCGCCACTGCACCGGGTAAGAAGCTGTTCATCCTGATGGACCCGGATGGCGATCTGGCCGTTGCATCGCGTGATGACTGCGAGGTGCTGGACCTGAGCGCACAGCCGTATGCACAGGTGATCGAGAAGTTCCGTAGCCCCGACCCCTATGGGCTAGAGGCGTATCTACGGGAGCATACCAACGTGCAGACGGTGGTGTGGGATAGCGTCACAGCATACTCGTATATGGCGCTGCAAGAGGCAGTTGCGAAGAACAACCGTAGCAGCATGGAGCAACCCGGCATGCACGGTTACCAGTGGCGCAACGCCAGCGTCCTGCGCGCTGCTACTGCATTGATGACCATCACCAAGCGGTTGAACCGCAATGTGATCTTCGTCACGCATGAGGCTGCACCTGACCGCAATGAGCAGGGTGCAGTAACAAGTGTTACCATGGCCTTGTCAGAAGGCACCGCTAATCAAGTAGGCTTGCGCCTGAATGAGGTGTGGTGGATGAACGACAACGGCAAGGAGCGCACGATTGCGGTGCGTCCGTGCAGACTGCACAAGCCGATGAAGTCGCGCATGTGGGATGCACAGGCACCCGAGTTCGTGTGGAAGTTCGACGCACGTGACCATAAGGGCGATGGGATCGCGCAATGGTTCGATGCGTGGAAGAAGGGCGGCGGGCGTAAGCTCGCGCTGCCTAAGTAAAAGGCCCCCCGACGCATGGTGCGCCGGGGGAGGAGTTGAACAACATGGTCAGCAGACAAACTGCCTGTGGCCTATATAGTTGCAAGGAGCCTACGACGCAATGACTGGTATCATGGAGTTCTCACAAGACCTCTCGACCGCCGAAGCCCCGCCCCCGCTCCCCGTGGGGCAGTATCTCGGTGAGATCATCGGTGCGGAGCCGCGTGTCTCGCAGACCAGCGGCAACACCTACGCCGCGATTCAGTTCCGCATCAACAGCGACCAGTATCCGGCCGACTTCGTGGACGGTGACCCCGATGGCCTGACGCTGACCTACAACAGGCTGCTGTTGCAGGACACGCCGAAGGATCGCTACCGCTGGCGTAAGTTCCTTGAGAGCGTCGGTGGCCGTCTGAGCAACAAGATCGACCTGAGCGATCTGTTGGGCCTGACTGCGACGCTCGACGTGACGCACGACACGTACGAAGGCGAGACGCGCGCACAGATCAATCGCGTGATCCAGCGTTAGAGGGGTTGTGTAGGCACTGTAAGGTGCCTACACTCTCTCTGCTACGATCTATCAACTGGAGGAATCCCATGAGTGCTTCTGTAACTAGCGTTGCTGAGGGCGTGCGTCGGCGCCGGTCGTCTGGCCCGCGCGCGGACCCGAAGCCCACTGCCGCGTTCTTCGTCTTGCAGGTGCTTGACGGCGACGGCAACCCGATTGAGTTCGACAAGAAGAACGTGCGTATCGTCGCCGTTGAGCGCAGTGCCGAGAAGGTGCTGGAACTGGTGGAGGGCGGTGAACACGACCACGCGTTCTACATCCGTGGCATGGTGCCTGCGGCACGCATGCCGACCGGCGCGCGTAAGGCCGCTGCGTAACACCTGTTAGCCGTGCGTTGGCCCCCACACCACAAGGTGTGGGGGTTTCTACATCAATGGAGAACAACATGATCATGTTCGACCTCAAGAACGAGAAGCTCGCGGAGCATCTGGCAGATACACTGTCGGACCTCGAGTTCGAGATGCTGGTGCGTGCACGTGTGCGCATTCAGTTCGAGCGCGCTCTCGTTGCGCTGCCTAACCTCTACGATGGGCAAAGCTCGTGCCGCTACCACCACTCGTTCGCGGACAAGAGTACGTGGATGGTCACGGTCGGCGAGACGTACAGCAGGAGCGCCACCGTCGAGGGCGAGGTGCTGTCTCTCACGGTAACGGATGCCATCTCCGTGATGCGCCTGAAGTACGAGAACAAGCTGAGCAACCTGCTGCCTTCGCCTAGCGACGACAACTCATAGGGAGGACGCGTGTGGAAGACCTCAACAGTCTGTTGGGGCTTCCTGCACCTATGGTGTGGGATGCCAAGCAGCTAGAAGCCATCGATGCGTGCTGCGACCTCAGTAAGCGCATCGTCGCAGTGACCGGGAAGGCAGGCACCGGGAAGACGATCCTCATTAGGGAGGTGGCGAAGCGTCTTACCGACGCGGGCTACAGCGTGCAGACGAGCGCGCCGACCGGTAAGGCGGCGAAGCGTATTAAGGAGGCGACCGGTCTCGATGCGATGACGAACCACCGCATGCTCGGATACGGCATGCCGACTGAGCATGAGACTACGAACGAGAAGACCGGCAAGACCACAGTTACGAGGATCAGCACCGGTCCTCGCTATACGCGCCAGAACCCACTGGGATACGACACCATCCTCTGCGACGAGTATGCGATGGTGAACGAGGAGATCAACCGCAACCTGATCGCTGCACTGAAGGCTGGCGCGCGTATCTGCATGTTCGGGGACGCGAATCAGCTTAAGCCCATCGAGGAGGACAAGCGCCTGGAGGGTGAACCATCCCCATTCCAGCGCGCACTTACTAAGTTCAGTGGTCATACGCTCGACACGATCCACCGACAGGTGGACGGTAGTGGTATAGCCGCGAATGGCGCTCTGGTTCTGCAAGGTCGAATGCCCCGCAAGTTCGATGACTTCGACATCAGCGTGACGACGGAGCCGGTGCAAACGATCCGTGACTTCGTCGTGAACACGAAGTCAATAGGCATCGACTACAGCACGGTCGAACATCAGATCATCACTGCGATGAACAAGAGTTGGATCGGCACCAAGAAGCTCAACCTCGTGTTGCAGACTGTGTTCTGGGACCGTGCGAAGCCATACATCGAACTGCCCCGGTACCAGTCACAGGGTGCAGACGACAACGCACCCATCAGGGTGCAGGTAGGCAGCAAGGTGGTGTACACCGCGAACACCTACGACCTCGGCAACGAGCAGTCTGTGTTCAATGGTG